GCTCCTGGTACGGGTCGGTGCGGGTGCCGCAGGACTTCGCGTCCGGCCCGAAGATCGTGCTCCGGATCGCCGCGAACGCGACCTCAGGCGTGACGCGCCTGAACGTGCACACGAGCGCGAAGACCGACAGCGAGGTCGTCGACGCCGCGCTCACGTCGGAGACGGCGCAGGACATCACCGTGCCCGGGACCGCGTACACGCTGAAGGACGTGACGTTCACCCTCGCGTCATCGCCCGTCGCCGGCGACACGCTCACCGTCCGGATCCAGCACGACGGCGCGCACGCGAACGACACGCTCACCGTCGACACGCTCCTCTACGAGGCCGTTCTGGAGTACACGACCTGATGAGACAGTTCGGAGGCTCCGACTCCCTGAACGCCGACGCTGCGGCCCTCTTCGCGCTCGGGAACGCGTACTCGGTTGCGTTCTGGTTCCGGCGGTCGACCGTCGCAGGCAACGAGGACCTCTGGTCGGAGTCCCGCTCGTCGAGCAACAACCCGTTCCTGCAGATCTTCGCGATCTCTGCGTCGCCGGGGAAGCTCGCGGTATCGGCTCGCGGCGACGGCGGCGGCACCGCCCCGATCAACGCCGTGCAGTCGGTCGCTTCACCGATCGACGGGACGTGGCATCACTTCATCTACTGCCAGGACGGCGCAGGAAACTACAAGACCTATATCGACGGTGTCCTCGACAAGCAGGGCACCTACACCGTGTCGGCGACCACGATCAACCGCGCGACGATGGGCGCGTTCCGCGGCAGTGGCGGCAGCGCGTTCATCACCGGCTACCAGGGGCAGCTCGCGCACGTCGCTACCTGGAACCGGCAGCTCTCCGCCGGCGATGCCGCGTCGCTCGGCGCGGGCCTCCTGCCGAGCCATCTCGCGCCGCGGCACTACTGGCCGCTCTGGGGCACCGACCTCCCCGAACCAGACATCGGTGTCGCCACGAAGGTCGCCGCGTCCGCCACCGGCACACCGACAGGCGCGGGCGGCAGCGGCAAGGCATCCCTCCGAACCCTCGTACTCGCACGATGAGCATCGGCCTCTGCATGATCGTCCGCGACGAAGCCGCGGGCATCGAACGCTGCCTCCGTTCCGCTCTGCCCGTCATCGACGCGTGGACGGTCATCGACACCGGCTCCACAGACGACACCCCCGCGATCGTCCAGGACACGCTCGGGCACCTCCCCGGCAAGCTCCTCCACAGGCCGTTCAAGGACTTCGCGCACAACCGCACCGAGCTCCTCCGCGCCGCAGCCGCGAGCGCCGACTACCTCCTGATGCTCGACGGCGACCACACGCTCCACATCGAAGGCGACCGGCCCGACCTCGACGCGGACTCGTACCTGCTCCGCGTCCGCGGCCGGCTCGAATGGCGGCTCCTGCTCCTCACCCGTGCCGCGCACCCGTTCGAGTACAGGGGCGTCGCGCACTCCTACCTCGCGAGCGACCAGCCGACGCGCACCGAACATCTCGACTGGCTCTCGATCGACGGCGGCTCGGGTGCTTCCGTGCTGAAGCTGCAGCGCGACCGCGGCCTGCTCGAGCGCGAGCACGAGCGCGACCCGTCAGACACGCGCACGGTCTTCTACCTCGCGCAGACCTACCGCGATCTCGGCATGGTCGCGGAGGCGATCGAGCTCTACCGCAAGCGCGCCGAGATGGGCGGCTGGGGCGAAGAGGTCTACTTCGCCCGCTACCAGGCCGGATGCCTGCTCTCGACCCACGTCTCGTTCGCGCAAGGCGCCGACGAGCTGCTCCGCGCGTGGCGCGAACGGCCGCAGCGTGCCGAAGCGCTCCGCGCGCTCGCGAACGCCGCGAACGCCGTCGCGGACAAGCTGCCACGCCCCGACGACGTGCTCTTCGTCACCCCTGACGCCTACAGGAGCGCCGCCTGATGTACGTGAACCCCTCAACCGAGTTCGAAGCCGTCGCGCAGTTCGAGACCGGCCTCACCGGAACGCTCGGCGTCCGCATCACCGACAACGCCGGAAACACCACCCTCCCACGAGCGACCGCCGGCATCAGCGAGTACCCCGCCGGCTCCGGGATCTACGCCATCACGCTCACGAGCCCCGGCACCGCCGGCCAATACTCGATCGTCTGGGACGACGGAGCCGCGGAACCTGCGTACGCGATCGAGGATCTCGTCGTCACCGCAGTCACGCTCTCCGTCACGATCGGCGCGGGGAACCTCTACGTCACCCGCGACGACCTGAAGGCGCTCCTGAAGTACGAGAACGAGACGTATGCCGACGAAGCGATCGACCTCGCCGTCGCCGCTGCGTCGCGCGCGATCGACGGCTACAAGGGCACGCGGTTCTACGCCGCCACCGAGACGCGCTACTTCACCGCCGTCCCAGGCTCGTACTCGCTCGCGATCGATGACCTCGTCTCCGCCACGTCTGTCACCGTCGACACGGACGGCGACGGGGTCTACGAGACGACGTGGGTCGAAGGCACCGACTTCGAGCTCGACCCTCCGAACGCGGCACTCGATGGGCAGCCGAAGCGGCGGCTCGTCATCGCCGGCAGCAGCGGCTTCACGTACTGGAACGGGCGCAGTTGGGAGTACGACCCGGACGGCGCGACGTTCCCGCGGTTCGACCGCGCGATCAAGATCACCGGCTCGTTCGGGTGGGCTGCGGTGCCTGCGGTGGTGAAGCAGGCCGCGGTTCTGCTCGCGAACCGGCTGCTCGCGCGCACGACGAGAGCGCCGTTCGGGATCCTCGTCCAGGCGGCGGGTGACACCGTCGCGGCAGCGCGGCTCGGCCGCATCGACCCGGATATCGCGTTCCTGCTCGACAGCCTCCCCGGCGCAGCTCGCCGCCTCCTCGTCTGACACTTGCCCGACTTCGACGACATTCGCCGCGGCATCGCCGCGCTGCTTCGCACTGCCCTCCCTGCCGACGAGGGCCACGTCGACGCGTACTTCCGCGACTCGCCGCCCGTGCCGGCGCTGCAGGTCGTTGGGCCGCGAGAGATGGAACGGATCGACTACGGCACCGGGCGCCGATGGCTGATCGCGGTCGAGGGATGCTTCGGCCTCACGAACGAAGTGATGGCGCAGAAGAAGCTCGACGCGCTGATCGAGCCCGTCGCTGACGCCGTCGAGTCCGACACGACGACGACCGGCGCGCTCTTCTCGCGGCTGCAGGACGACGGGACGATCCTCACCGCGCAGGCCGCGGCCGCGCAGTCGGTCGCGTTCGTGCGGCTCGAGCAGCCGTCGAAGCAGCAGACGGAGACCGAAGCTGACCGGCTGCTCGTCGCGTCATGGCTCTTCGAGGTGCTCTCGTGAGCGTCTACCTCGTCACCGGCCCGCGCGCATACCGCGGCTATCAGCCGGGCGAGACGTTCGAGGCGCTGCTCCCGCCACAGGTGGAGGAGCGCGCAATCAGGTTCGGGGCGGTCGAGATCGTCGAGCGAAGCGTCCCCGGAATCCGGCCCGGCAGCTGGGCGCTGCCACGGGGCTGGCCGACCACGAAAGAGGAGGAGTAAGCGATGGCGAAGTTTCTCGCCCAGGACGTCTACATCGAGGTCGACGGGCACGACCTCAGCGACCACTCGTTCCGCACCGACACGCCGTCGACGCGCGAGCGGGTGGACGTCTCCGGGTTCAACCCGACCGGCGCGAAGGAGTTCCTCGCCGGCGAGAAGGAAGACGAGATCGTGATCGGGATGCTGCAGGACTTCGCGACCGGCAGCGTCCACGACATCCTCGTCGACATCTTCCAGAACCAGACGACGGTGCAGATCCGCGTGCGGCCGACGTCCGCCGCCGTCGGTGCGGAGAACCCCGAGCTCGGCGGGCAGGCGCAGCTGCTCGAGTACAACGGCCTCAGCGCGGAGAAGGGCGCGCGCGCCGAGATCACGGCGACGTTCATCCCCGCCGACGCGAACGGCTTCACCTGGACGAACACGTAGTCCGCTGATGCCGCTGGTCGTCAAGGGATACCGCGAGTTCGTCCGAGCCTGCGACCGCGCGGGCAAGGACTCGAAGCGCGAGGTGCGGAGCGCCCTGCGCGAAGTCGGCGACGTCGTACGTGTCGAGGCGCAACGGCGCTTCGACTCGATCGACGCTCGCTCGGCCGCAGGGTTCCGCACCCGCGTCTCGGTTCGCGGCGTCTCAGTGATCCAGTCGCTACGGAAGACGACCGGCCGTCATCCCGAGTGGGGCGACGTGCAGATGCGCAAGGCGCTCCTCCCCGCCGTGCGGGTGAAGGAGCGCGAGATCGATCAGCAGATGGACAAGGCGACCGACCGGATCGCCGACCACTTCGACCAGTAAGCGAGGGAGGACAGTGACCGACGTAGCGCAGGAGACGACGGAGCCGCAGGCCGACCACGAGGACGGCTTCGAGTACGACGGCGTGTTCTACCGCTGGCACGTCAGCGACACCGGGAAGGACCTGATGCTGATCGACCGGCTGACGGGGATGCCTGTGCAGGAGTTCTTCGACCTGATCGAGGACGGCTTCGACCGCGGCCGCGGCCCCATCCTGCTCGCGATGATCGCGACGTCGATCAGGCACCGCTTCCCCGACCGGTCAGTCGAGCGGATCCTGCGCCAGGTGCAGAACCTCAGCATCAGCGAGATCGAGTTCGTCGGCGGCGACGAAGAGGACGGTGACGAGTTCGGCCCCCCATCGGATGGCGGTCAGACGACGGCCGCCGAGCAGACGAGTTCCGATTCACCTGCAGACGAGTCCTCGTCGCCTGCGACCCCGGAGGGTTCCTAGGCGTCCGAGACCTCGTCCGCGACCCCACGCTGCTCTTCCAGCCGTGGGTCGCGCACTGGTTCCCCGGACTGAAGCCCTACGAGATGCACGAGCTCCGCTGGTCGACCTACGTCGCGATGTGGGACTCGATCCCGAAGGACAAGGGCGAGAAGAAGTAGATGGCGCGCAGAATCTCAGTCGAGATCGTCGGTGACAGCCGCTCGCTCGAGCGTTCGTTCAAGCGGGCGTCGTCGTCGGCGGGCGGGTTCAACCGCGACCTCGCGCGCGCCGGCCGCGGCATCGCGGCGGTCGCGGTCGGCTACCGAAGCCTCGCCCGCTCCGTCGCGTTCGCCGGGGGAGCGTTCGTCGGTGCCGCTGGTCTCACTGCCGGGCTGAAGGCGTCGGTCTCTGGGTTCGCGCAGTTCCAAGAGTCGATGCAAAAGGCCGTCGGCCTCGCCGGCGTCGCGCAGGACGTCGATCCCCGAACCGTCGGGCAATTGCAGGTCGAGCAAGAGGACGTCGTAGCCGCGCTTCGCCAGCGCGTCACGGGCCTCCCGCACGCTCGACG